TGTGAAGGCTGAAACCATTTAACAATTTTTAGATTGTCTAAAAAATCATTAACTCTTTTTTGAACTTTTTTAGGCAGTTCTTTTCCGTTATCGTCTTGTAAAATCATAGTTATTTGATTAGGTTATCTTTTATGTAGTATATAATTTTTAACTCTCTTTCTTAAAATATTTTCTTTCTTTTCTATCAGTTCTTCCATTTGTTTTTCAATCTTATCTATAGTTATATTGGTTTCGGTATCTAATTCGTAAAATGATTTAATAATTGTCATTCCCCCATCAACTTTAAAGCCTTTATAAACTTCTTTCCCATCGCCATCACAAATTGAAGTTAATACTGGTATTGCTGATACTTTCTCACAGGTATATAAAACATTTTTATAAAGCTTAGGTTTTTTACTTAGCTCATCGAGTAATAGTATTCGTTTATTCATAGTTATTATTTAATTAGTTTAATATTTCTTCCAAGTTCTTTACAGACTTGTTTTAAGGTAAGTTCTTCTGTGCTATCCTTTTCTATACCTGTAATTTCTCTAAACACCTCAAGGGCTTTTACATTATCTAAATGTTTAAAACCACCTATAAATTCTAGTAATTCTTTTTTCTTAAGTAATTCTTTTTTCTTAGGGCACCCATCCCAAGCATGATGATATTGTTTTGTAAAAGGAATTGAATTATCTTCCATTTGTTCAGTTACATACTTATCCCCCTCATTATGCTTAGTATGCCAACCTTTCTCTTTTAGTTCACAATAGTCTGTTACAAAGGGTAACCATCCATTTAAAATACCTCTTATTCCATTATAAAACTCTAATGATTGCTCATTTGTAAGTTGCTGGTTTAATACCATATTGGCAATACCTCTCTTATCTTTACATAAAATTGATTTATGAGAGCCTCTACAATGTTATTCCCATCAGAGCAGTTATTCCCAGAAGACCAGCTATTCCCATGAGAGAGGTTATTTCCATTAGACCAGTTATTAGCATCAGAGTAGTTATTTCCATGAGAGTGGTTATTCCCATTAGACCAGTTATTCCCATTAGACCAGTTATTCCCATTAGACCAGTTATTCCCATGAGAGTGGTTATTCCCAGAAGAGCAGTTATTCCCAGAAGAGCTGTTATTCCCATGAGAGTGGTTATTCCCATTAGAGCTGTTATTCCCATTAGAGTGGTTATTCCCATAAGAGTGGTTATTCGCATTAGAGCAGTTATTAGTAGCGTTATACATAGTTATTATTTATTAAAGTAAAATAGTATCTGTTTTATCACTCCTCTATACTCATCTGCGAGAGTAGGATATTTCTGTGCTAACTGTTCATAAGTCTTTACTGCTATGATAGCTGTTTGGACTTGTACGGCTTCTTCAAGCGTTTCAGTTTGTTCAGCGAGGATATGAAGGGTCTCCATGATTAGTTATTATTAAATTTTTTTCGTGGATCTGAGCAATTACTGCAGATTTCTTTACTATTAAACATAAAAATAATTCCTGAGCATATACATTGTCCAAGGTATTTCTTTGAAGGTAATTTGGATTTAAGTTTATGCTTTGCTTTTAAATATGATGGTTTATTAATTGATTCCATTATTCTTAAGTTTAATAGTTAAATTCTTTATTTGTTGTTCCATTTTCATTAATTTATCAACTAATTGTAATTCAAAATATGTTCTTGATTGTTTTGCTATAGGATGCTGTGGAGGTAAAGCAATCTTCCTTCTAGGCTTTTCTGATTTCATCTTATAATATCTAGGGGCTAATAAATAAATCTCTTTAGATTGTATCATTTCGTGTAATGCTGATTTTGTAGGACTTTTCTTATTCTTATTGAACAAAGTCACGTATGGTAATCCATATTTTTTATTAAGATCAGATATCCATATAGGTTTTTTAGCTATTTCTAGTATTCTGATTACCTCCTTTTTGTACCAATCCTTGTCGATTTTTCTCATGATAACCGTATTTTTTAATAATATAATTTATACATTGTTGCTCTGTTTTATATCCATATATATTATATAATGGTAATAATGATATTTTGATTTCTCTTGGCGAGAGATCTTTTGAATTAATAACCTTAAAACATACTTTTACTTTATCGTTCATAATTATTTTTTAATTGTTTAATTTGATCTCTTACTTTTTTTGCTTCAATTACTTCTACATATTGCAAGATTAAATTATAATCTTGCCCTAAACTACCATCAGATTTTTCAATGATTTCTAATATGATTTCTTTGTTCATAATATTGTTTAGTTAGATTTTTAGGTAAACATGGAACTAGTTCTTCTACTAATTTTCTATATTTATGATTTTTATTATCATAAATCTCATTAGCTAAATCAAATACATCACATGAAGTATATCCATAATGTTTATGATGAAACATTAAGGATAAATAAATCTTTTCTGTTGTTAATAACGTTTCGATTTCTTCATCTTCGTCTTCATCAAAATCATTATCTGGTAACCCAGTTCCTGTGAAATTACCTTCATCATCAAATCCTTTTGGAATATTATTCATAATATAAATATTAATTTATTCTATTATATACTACTTTTCTATAAAAGTAAACCCTTTTTTTACTTTTATATATAATGAATATTTATGTTGTGTTTTTCAAAGCATAGAATAAAAGCTATATTTTGTCCTTTAGACATTTTATTAGTTTGATAATATTTATTAATATGTTGTCTAGACAAATCCAATTCTTTTGCTATATCTATTTGTCTAAAGGTAGATTCATCTATTGTTTTCTTTAGGTCTATTTGTTTATACATAATTATTATTTAAAATGGTAGATCTTCTACTTTAATTGTTTGTTGCATTTTAATATGCACATTATCAATCATTTGTTGTGATTCTATTTTTTTGATTTCTTCTTTTTCTTTACGCTTTTTGATCATAATTTTCCTTAAAGCATTTTGTTTATAGTTGTATATCATTACTTAATATATTTATAGTATCACCTTTTTTTAATTCATTTCTAAAGGATTTTTTAACTTTATCTGAAAGTAATATATTGATTTCATATTCGATGATCTTATCACCCCACTTTTCATGAACTAATATAACAGGAAAGAAATATCTCCAAATTCTTTTAAATATATTCATTTTATAAGAGAAGTTAAATCATAAACTCCATCTTTTTTATCTATTCTTATAATATTAGATAATAATGGATCATTTATCTTGATAGATTTTTTAGGTGTTATAGCATCAACTAAATAGTCATATTGTTCAGTGTCCATAGCTAATATATAATTCCACTTATGTGGATTCCAAATATTAATCAAAATCCACTCTTTACCACCTGCCTGTTTAACTCTTTTTAGTGCTTGTAATTCATGGGCTCTATTACTAAATAGATTAACTAGGGGAATAGATGTTAATGACTTAGATATTTTATATTCTAGTCCTAGAAAGGCTTTATTGTAACATAAAACTGCATCAAACGGATTTGTGAATCCTGCATCCACAATTTTATGATAAAACTTAACACCTGGTAATGTTCTCAATGATTGTCTAAATTCTGTCTGAAATGTTCTTTCTGTTCTAGCCATTAATCTAATATATTATATGTATATCCTTTCTCACATTCAGGTAAAAATTTATTATTATCATACCATTTCATTGCTTTTTTCCTTCCTATAAAATAACCATTTGCATATACGACTAAAATAGGCTCAATTGTATATGCTCTTGTAATATAATGTCGAGGCTTGCCAATTATTATCCCCCTAAATGCAAAATACCAACGAAGATCCTCTCCAAATTTTGCTATTAGTTCTGTGACATTATCTTTATCTGATAAAACGTAAGCGATTTCTCTAGAATGTAATTTTTTTCTTTTCATTATGAAATAAGCTTAATCATTAAGTATTTTTCTTATTTTATCAAATACCTCAGGTTCTGAATTATTTTTCATTAAAGCTGATACACCATCAGTCATTATAAATGTAATCAGTTTCGCAACATCAACATTACTACCTTCACCATATAAACCTACTATAGCATCATTACCATTTTTAACAAATGTTGCAATTAATATATTATGTTTTTTTGCCACTGCTGATATATCGTCTTTAAATTGTTGTTCATTCATTACATTAAATGTTTAATAATAATTTCATCTGCATGTTTACAAGTTTTATTCGTAAGCCATCCTTGACATGTACAGTTAACAACTTTACTATCCTTAACTGTTATATCATAAGTAATATTTTTTGTTGATGATTTTACTTTATATACTTCTCCTGTTATTTCAAAATCAAGAGGCTTCTTATTAAATACTTCTTCAACTATGCTTTTTTTTTAGGTGCTTCAATTTTTTGAATATTAGCAAATGTTTTACCTTCATGTTTACCTTTACCTTTGGTTTGTTTAATTGTGATAATACATTCAAGTCCTACTAAATCTTGTTCATCAAATGATCCTGATTCAGGAAGTGTTTTTTCATCACTAATCATTGCAAGTAAATCAGCAAAACATCTAAATCCATCACCCTCCATTATAGATGGTGTAATGAATTCCATATGTTCACTTTGATCTTCTAATCCAAATTTAACCATTAATTTATCAGGTCCATTAGGATTTGAATAAGTATCCGCGCTAATAATAATAGCATTATGTTCTCCCTCTTTTGTAGGTTCATAAGATGGAGAATCCTGTGTGTTGTAATCAATCATAATTTATATATTGTTAAGTAATAAAATTGATTATTTTTCTCTTAATACTTGCAATGATTTTATATTATCTTCTATCGATGGGTAATAATGATAGCCAAAGTTTTTTGTTGTTTCGCTTCCCATGTATAAATGTCTAATCCCATCGAAATATGCAGTTCCTTCATACATTATCTCAGCATAATTTTTTTTATAAAATTCTTCTTTACCACGCTCAAATGCTACTATCTGAATTATACAAAAATTAAATCCAACCTTTTCATTAGGTATATTATATTCTATGCGTTTATAATAACATCTAATCTCTTCATTAACTTCTTTGTATTTCCAATTAATAACATTTTCATTAATTGATTCATGTATTATGTCTTTTAATTGCATTTCATCCATATTATTTAAAATTCTTTACCTTATCAAATATCTTTGCTGCAATATTATTTGTTACAGGAAATTTTAAACAAGGTTTTCCTGTGGCCTTTGCGATAAGATTACATTCATCTACTTCAAATTTTGCACCTCTTCTTTTTAATTCTTCACGTAATAGTTTTTTATAATCAACTAGTCCAGAATTTTCCGTTATATTAATTTCAATTTCTTCAACTTTTTGTTCTTCTGTTTTTATACCATTGATTCTTTTTTGCCATTCGATAAAATTAACAGGACAATCATCACCAATAACTTCTGATCTATCCTTTGTTACAAGGTTTATTTTGTTATTGGTTCTTATTTCTCTGTTCCCTTTGACATCAACCTTTAAATAACCAACAACATCCATAAAATACGGAAGAGCTGATGTAGAACCTTTCCCATCAAGGGATGGCACGATTTTTCTAATCTTATCTTCATCATTTATATATGCTTCTTGTGCAAGTAATATTACATTCATTGGAAGATCTCTAAAATCTCTAAATATTTTAATAAGTGTATTTTTTAATTCACCCCAGTTTTGTAACTGCATTGTATGACCTTCCTTTTTTTCAATTTCAAGTTTGAGTGTATTACTTATCTCAGTAATTGAGTCTAATACAATGGTAGTAAATTTATGATCTTCATCTTTAAGATACGAATACGCATCTTTAAGATCTTTCATTGATTTAATATCAACATATTTAGGCTTTTTATCTTTAATTGATAATAATCCTCCTTCAGCTGATAAAAATAATACTTTTGTATTATCTTTGTCAATTGCAGAACCTGCGAATACTGTTTTACCGCAACCACTAGCCCCATATATAAGAGCTTTAATGTGATGATTTTCCGGGGTATACGTTTTAATCTTCATAGTACATTTAGTTATTAATTATTATTTACTGGTTTCTATCATCCATTGAAGCTTCTCTTGATTACTTCCTTTCATTTTATCTATTATATATAAGAATAATTGTTCTAATACTAATACATTTACATTCCCTGACACATCTAGTTTTAATTCTTCCTTAAGTGTTTGAAGCTTATTATTACCTTTGAAATTTTTCCTTTTAAGGATCTTTAAACAACACTGATATGTATCTATATATCTTCTAACTTCAACACCTTCTATGGCTAATATCCTTATATCGAATGAAGCATTATGAGCTACTAATATGTTATTATCAATTAATAATTGAACTATTTCTTGATCAATAGATTTATTAAATTCTCTTTTATCTTTTACATCTTCATCTGTAATACCATGAACACCTGTAGCACCTTCATCTATTTCTCTTCCTGGGTTATATAGCGATTCAAAAGTATAATTATCCGTCTTATATGCTAGTTGAATCATACGAGGATCTTTAAACCCTGTAGTTTCTGTATCTAAAAAAATTATATTATCCATTTATTAGGTTTTTTAATTTGTTTATAAAGTTTATTTTAATATCTCCAGCTTTTAGTTCATCGACATTTACTTGTGGAATATAAGACATAATAAATTCATCTACTAATTGTTCAATCACATTTATATTCTCTTTTTTCTTTAATTTAATTATTTCATTTTCTTTTTTTGCTATTTTATTTACTTCTTTAATTGCTTTATCTATAGCCTTCTTTTTATCTAGCTCTCTATTTAATAATTCTTGTTGTTCATTTAACTTTGCCTCCTTTGCCTCTAGATATTCTGTTTTTCTTAAACTTATAAATTCCCTATATTGTTCTGGACTCATTAATAACAAATCATCATCTTTCATTGTTATTCCAATTTCTTTTAATTCCTCTATCCTTGATGGTAATAAAATTTGTCTATCCCTTATTGTCCTTGCCTCATCAATTGAATCTTTCTTAGATTTTAATTCACCTTCTAAATCTTCTGTTATTTTCAACAGTTCTTTCTCTCTTGCTATAACAGATTTTGCATATTTATTTGCATCATCCCTTAATGTTTTACCATCAGCCTTTAATTTATTTCTATTTGATGAGCAATCCTTAATTGCAACTTTCAATGCTGCATATCCTTCTTCATTATCTATGTCAATTTCTTTTTTTGACAAATCAGAATACATATCAACTAATATAGTCAATTTATCTTCCCATGGTTGTAATAGTGTTAAGCTTAATTCAGTCATGATAAATAATATTATGTAAATTTTTAAAATAAGGTATTAATGGTTGTCCAATATCATATGAATTAGGATAAAGATCATTATGTAATACCATTTTTGCTTGATCTTGAAGCTGTCCATATGTTTCTACATTTACTGGTTGTTGAAAATATTTTTCATCAACTAATACATCTGATTCTAATATCTTTTCAAATCGTTCTATATCCTTTTCATATATATGTAATGAGCCTACAACATGTATATATTTACCTGGCTCAACTTTAAGTATATTAGCAAAACATTCTTGAATAAATGTAAATTGTGAGATGTCATAAGGAACTCCCCATAAAACGTCTTGTGATCTCATAGTCACTAGTAAATCTAATTTATTATCACGTAATATAAATTGTAAGTTCTGAGTGCAAGGAATATCAAGCGAATTATAATCATGCATATCTTCATGATAATTATTAATATTTAATGTTGCTTGTCTTGTTAATGGATCTCTTTTTAATAGGTCCAATATATATTTATATTGCTTTATCATTCGTGGACCATATGATCCATCTCTTTTAATGTCAGTAATGATTTACTAATATCAGTAAGTATATACGTAAATGCAGTAAGCTCTCTCGTAATAATGCCCCTAGGGTTTTGTTCTTTACCATTTATTAATACATCCCGTATTAACATTTTATATAAATCATTAAAATTATTTGCTATCATTCTTTTGTTTATTAAATAATGAAATTGCTGTATAATTGATGATGTCGATTAGATTATCCTTTTTGAATTGATCAAGATTCCTTGATAATTTGAGGGCTATAAGTACATGACAAATATCAGATATAGATAATTTTAAATTGAATGTAGTATCTAATATATCAGAACATAATTGCAATGATTTCATAATAATGTTATTTAATTCTTAATAAATCTGTCTCATCTTTTCTGAGTCTTGTTTTTTCATATCTGTATACTCTAATATATTTCTTATTAAAATCAGATGGCTCTATACAAATTGAATTTTGATCAATTTCTGTGTTATATGTACTAATCAAAGATGAAATAAGTTCCTTAGATGTCAAAGTTTCTTGCTTCTTAAAGCTTATTTGTGATAATATCTTATGTATTACCATTTCAGGATCACATAATTTTTTTGCTGTTTCAATTTGCTTTTTAAGTATATTTCTATATAATAAATCATTATGTAAAATTATCTTCATTCTTAAAACTACATCATCATAGTTTTTATCATTCATTGATATAAAACAATCTTGATCAGGAACAACTGTATTTAAGAAATGTTCATTAAATATACAAATACATCTATTATTAATCATCTCATACATAGCATATTCAAATCGATTTCCATAATTTTCTGCTTTCAATATAAATCCAGAATATGCAAACTTACTTCTTTTAAGTTCATTCATTAAATCTTTATTTTTCATCTCACCTTTCATGTTTACTTTTTCATTTATTAACAATTCTTCACCTTTTTTCATAATATTCAAATCATCTTTATTTGGCTCTATTAATTGACTAAAAGATTCAATTGTCCTACCAACACCACAATATAAATATTTTATATCCTTAAATCTTTTGAATAGCTCCATCATTTCTATTGGTTTCTTAAATGTTGCATATCTTCCTGCATAAGTACATATATCTTCTTTAACTGATAAATCAAAATCTTCATCAAATTTATATGGAAGTGCAAATTCTTTTATGCTATTCTTTTTATGCGGTAAGAACTTTGCAATCATATTTGCATATTCACTATTCTTATTAAATGTAAAAATATAATCACAAAAATTTAATCCTAAGAATATCTTTGGACACTTATTAAAATAAGCTTTAGTATTAAAATGTAAGAATCCAATAATAATAACACCTTTATTATGTAATTGTTCTAATTGATCATAGAAACTATTAACCTCTTCAAGTGTTGATTTATTATTAGGAAAGGAATTTATAAATATGATATTAGTATCAGTTAAATGATCAAGATAATTAGACGTAGTAATTATATCAAACCCTAGTAAGTCAAAGTTTTTTTCATTACTATAATGGGCATTCTTATTATCAAAATTAATAATATGTTTTTCATCAAATAATCTTGAAAATTCAATCATAAATTTTGTTGATCCAAGACCATCAATTCCCTGACCATTTAACCAATAGATTTTTTTCATTTAATAATTAATTATTCTCCAATAACTGGAATATTAGGATCTTGTTCGATAGTGTCATCTGATATAACAACTGGCTTTACTTTTTCAGATAATTCTTTAATTGTAGCTTCTTCTTTCTTAACATAAGCCATTATAAGATTTCTATAGTCTTGTGATATCAATTTTATTTCTTGTAAAATCTTACGAGCCTTTTTACATTGACCATAAACTCCTTTTTCTAATTTTTCAGAATTGACTTCATTTAGCTCTGATACTAAATCTTGTAATTTTTTAAACATTTTTATATAGTGGTTAAATAATAAAATGTTATTATAGTTTTTTCTTATCCTTTCCATATCCCCATTCGTCTTGACGTTTATTATTAATATCATGTTTTTTTATAAATGTATCATATATATCTGTAGCATTTAGATCAAATATAAGACATACAGTTATAAAGAAATGTAATACATCAACTAATTCTAATTTTAATTTTCTAATATTAACTTCACCACCTTTCTTCCAATGTTTCCGGAGCGGAAGTTCTTGACGGACCTCTGCGAGTTCCTCCTGAATGTGTCCAATAAACTCAATAGCTAAATGTTGTTTATCGTCTTCACTCATTGATTTAAAATCGAACCATCGTTTTTCGAACTCCTTTTGAAGATCGAACATGTGTTGTAATGGATCCATAATTTAATGTATTAAGTAATGTAGGTACACTATATCACATATCTTTATATAGTACAACCCTTTTTTATATTCTTAATATACAAAATATAATATTATTCTATAATATCATTCATATATAGAAGATCATAATCATAGTTACATTTACTATAATCTTTATTATCTATCTCTACTGCAACCTTTCTCATACTATGATATACACCTACAATGATACCAGAAACATCTTTTGTAGTTCCATTAGTATTTATCCGTAAATTTACTTTTTGATTTAGTCTAGGTCTCATGATACTTATTGTTAATTATTTAATATTTCGTTGCCTATTTCTAATGGAAGTAAAAATCCTTGAGGTCCAAACGCTATGAATACTATTATAGCTCCAATCACAGATGAACATAAGAATGCTATCCACATAAAACTTAATATAAAACTTAATATCACTACAATTAGTTTAAACATGTTATATATAAGTTAATTAATATTGACTGTAATTCTATTATATATAGTTTTTTTGATTTTGTACACCCTTTTTTTACAAAAATCTTTTTTTAATTTCTTTTGGGTTACTATCCCATTGACAATTATGACATTTTAAAGCCTTCTTCCTGTTACCTATAGAGTAGATCAACAACTTTAATTGTTTACATTTAGGACAACCTAAAAATGGATGATAATTTAATTTCATATTAAATAATTAATAGCTTGAATAAAGTCACATTTATTTAGTCTTTGAATATAATCTATCGTATCTCCTCCAACATTACAAGTATAACACCAATATGAATTAGTCTCTTCATATACATGTAGGCTTGCATTACTATCTTCATGAAATGGGCATATTGTCTTGTTTTGTTGTATTGGTGTTGTTATTAAACTTACTATCGGTATTTGTTTTGCTCTTGCAATTTTTTGATTAAATTCCAATTTGCTTTTATTTTTAATGTCTTCTAAGAGTGATCCATCATCCTGATTAATAGCAAGATCTAATGCAATATTATATATATCATCTTTAAATATACTTATAGCTTCTATTCTATGGATATTTCTTCCATTTGTTCCTTTGTTTTTTTTACACCAAGCTATATGACTTAACAATTTGTCAAGATATTGCTCCTCCTCCCTTGTTAAAATCGTACTTGGTAGATCTATATAGTTCAAATATTGCATTTAATCAAATTTAGGTAAATTCACCTTAAACCATTTCTCAGCCTCAATCCTTTTATATAAATTACCACGATTTGTAAGTACTATTAACGTAGAATAATCACGATCGCTATTAGGTGTTCTGAATATTTGTATAATTTTTTCTTTTTCCATAATAATTTTAGTTATTTAATTGTATTAGTTAAATATAATCCTTTAAATCCATCAGCATTACCTGGTCCTTTAATTCTTTTATATCCTTTGTTTTCTAATCGTTTATAAAATGTTATCTTTCCAACGGCTTTTAGTCTTGATTGATCACAGAAGTATATATAATTTAAATGTAAATCTTTTGCTAATTCAAAACCATTTTCTTTTTTAATTACATCTTCACTAATCCATAATTCAATATTATCATTATTTGCAATATATTCTTTCATACTCAATAAACATTCTTTTGGTTCTGTAAAATTATTTGTCTTTCTTAATTTTAATAGTCCATCAACAGCCCATGAAAATATTTGTTCTGCTTCTGATTGTAATTTATTGTCTAAATCATCATCCCTTTCATCACCTACAAATTTTTTATGAAATTCTAATATATGTATTCTTCTTCTAACTGATTCACCTGGGCTTTTAATAAATGGCATTGAATTACATGCTATCATTAATTTCGCTGTAAAGGGCATCAATATTTGACTTTTAAATTTTTCATTAACATTAACTGGCTTATTTTCAATTATTTCTTTTATTATACCAGTATCAAATTGTACATTTTGTTCTAAATCACCAGAAAAATTAACAAGCTTATTCCTTGTCATAAATATTTGTGATCCATCATTGATATATTTTAAATCAACAATTGAATAATTATGCTCTGTTAAAATATATTGCAATATTTTTATATAAGTACCTTTTCCATTAGCTCCATCACCAAATAATATTAAACATTTATCTAATTTAATATTCGTTGATAAAATATATCCTGCCCACTCTTGAAGTAAATTAATTCTGCCATCATCTATTTCACACTCAAGCGATGACATTAAAAATTTCATCATCTGTGGGCATTTTGAATTAGGTATATAATCATAATCTAATTTATAAAAACAAAATGCTTCTTTTGTATATGGTTCCATCTCAAGTGTCTCAAGATCCAATATACCAGATTTAGTATTTATTGTGTAACCTGATCTTATTTCAGATTTTTCTATTTTATCTCTATATATAGGATTATCATATGTATACATTTCTATATATTTTGTAAATGTTTTTTCAAATGATAAAGGAGGAAATTCGCTATGTTTATTTTTATATTCCTTATTAGCCCAGGCTATTGTATTCTCATCACTTTCAAGTTTCCAATATCCATTTTTATATAAATAAAAATGTCCTTTAAAATGAATTATATCATTATTATCAAAAAACATTTTTGCAATTATACCAATTTTTTCTGTTTGACTTAAGCCTTTCATCAATTATTTTAATATTCAAAACAGCCCATCATTCTATACTAAATAACTCGCACGTACAATAATATGATCCTGATGGGCTGATGTGAAAACTAAAAAAATATTGTACATAATTTGTGCGGGTTAATTAGTATTTTGAGTATAAATTGGACTTGTGATTTTGTACAATATTTAGTGTTTACAGAAATTATATATAAGTTGAAATAACAATTAAAAGTTTTAAAGAACTTTTAACAAAAGATGAACTTTTAACAGATTGGTGGTTTACAAAATTTAAAATATAGTTTATAATATTTGTTGAACTTTTAACTTTTAACTAACTTTTAATTGACTATTTTTGAATCTATATAAGGAATAATTAATATATTTATTAAAAGATTAAAAGTATATAGTATATTATAGTAATAATAATATCTATATATATATAATAGAGCTTGAACTTTTAACTTTTAACTAATTTGCTTAAAAATTAAAATATCTTTTTTTTGAAAATATTTTATAATAATATTTAATAACAAAAATTTCATTTCATCCACAAATGTTATATAATATATACATGAAAAATAAATTAACTAAACAAGAGAAAGATTCAATATTAAAAGCAATTGAGCTTGGATCTTCTTGTGGCACAGATATCTATTTTGAGACTGGAGTTAAATATGAGAAAATAATAGCTTGGATGAGTGAAGATAAAAATATGGAGCTTATGCATCGTCTTAGTAAAAAACCTTTATACAAAGCTAAGAAAAAAGTAATGGAAGAATCAAATGATCCAAGGGATGCTCGTTGGTTGTTAACTCATCATAAAGAAACAAAAACAGATTGGAGTGATAGAACTGAATTAACAGGTAAAGATGGTAAGGATCTATTACCTAAACCTATCATAGATGTTACATAAATGACTTCTAAGAGACTTATACTAGATTAATATATATATTAATGGTTTCAATATTAAAACTCCTTAGAAGTGATTTAAATCAATAATTGGTTTACTAAAAAAAGATTTATGTCAAAGTGTATGTTCTGTAAAATACAGACTCCTGATGGAATAATTAAATGCAATAATTGTGTTAAAGAGAAGAAAACAATTAACTTTGTGCTTGCTGGTAATGGTTGGGCGGCATGTGAAAGTAGTGAAAGGAAACAAAGATATAATAAATTAGTAAATGGAATTTAAATCGACTACAGCAACAAAGAAGATTATAAAGCTTTCTAAGCGTATTAGAGCTGTCCCTGGAGGTACATCAGCATCAAAAACTATTAGTATACTGCTTTATTTGATCGCAAAAGCTCAGAGTGATAAAATACCTACTCTTACATCTGTTGTATCGGAATCATTTCCTCACTTAAGAAGAGGTGCGATGAGAGATTTTGAGAATATCATGAGAGGACATAACTATTGGAAGGATAATTTATGGAATAAAAGTCAAAATACGTATACATTTGAGACTGGTAGTATAATTGAATTCTTTAGCGCTGATCAACATCAGAAGCTTCGTGGAGGTAGACGTGATAGATTATTCTTGAATGAGTGTAATAACATAGCCTTTCAAGCATTCGAAGAGCTTGAAGTAAGAACAAAAGAGTTTGTGTTCCTTGATTGGAATCCTACAAATGAGTTCTGGTATTACACAGAGGTGAAAGATAAGCGTACAGATTATGAAGAGTTAACAATCACATACAAGGATAATGAAGCATTATCACAGCAGATTATTGATTCTATAGAACAAAGAAAGAATCGGAAGGGTTGGTGGAAGGTATATGGATTAGGTCAATTAGGTGAAGTAGAAGGTAAGATCTATAAGGATTGGAAGATTATTGATAGTATTCCACATGAAGCTATATTGGTTTCTCGTGGTCTTGATTTTGGTTTTACTAATGACCCTTCAGTATTAGTTGATATTTATAAATACAATGGAGGTTATATCATAGATGAACAGTTTTATCGTAAAGGAATGCATAATAAGACTATTGCTGATTTTATTGGTAATCTTGAAAACCAAGATGTGATGACAATGGCAGATAGTGCAGAACCTAAAAGCATTGATGAAATACGAAATTACAATATTAATATCGTAGGAGTAACTAAAGGCAAAGGAAGTGTGAATGCAGGAATCGATTTTGTACAATCACAAAGGATTAGCATTACTAAAAGAAGTGTCAATGTAATCAAGTGCTATCGTAATTACATGTGGATGATAGACAAAGATGGCGTGATATTAAATAAACCAGACCATGCTTTCAGTGATCCTATGGACGCTATTCGTTATGGCATGAGTCCTCTTAATCGGATAGAAGAACAACCTGATAATATTTTATCAGAGTTGCAATTTATTGATAAAAAAAGATTCATTAGTGCAAAACAACCTAGTAACAATAAAAGTGATGATATACTAGCAGAAGAACAATTTTTAAATAGTATGATATAACAAACTATTTTTTATGATGTGTATATCTCAATTTATTAAACATAAGCGAAAATTATTATATAATTATAGCGTATGGAAATAACTTTGAATAAAAAATTAAATATTAATGTTGTAAGCAACACAGAACATGTTGCAGTACAGACAGCTTTAAAAGTTATTAGTGATAATGCATCAGGGAAAAACATACAAGATAGTAAAAACCAGATGATTCAAGATTTATTTGAAGCTGGTTTCAATGTTAATAGTCCTGATGGAACAATAAAAATACAATCAAAATTATTACAGCAAGTGTTTTGGAGGATGGCCAGTAGAATGAAGCCATTAGATTTTATGATGCATGGCACAGATCGACCAGAAGCAGTAGAAAAGATAATGACTGATGGTATGTCTACTGTATTAGATAAAGGTAATTATATCAGTTCTTTACGAGATAAAGGTGGAGCCTTTATGAATCTATTATTATATGGGGATGCTTTTATACAGGTAGGAACAGATGATAGTGAATACCCTATTAGGTTCAATTCAATTGATAATAGTAATTTTTATACAGACACTTTAAGTACAAAAATTAGGGGAGGGAATGGAAGAGAGTGTAGACAAGCAGTTGTTATATTCAGTCATTCATGGAGTGAGGTTGTCGCTATGTTCCCTAAATTCAAAGATAAAATGGGGAGTGGAAGGATACCAAGAGATATAGGCACAGGAAAAGAAACAGAAAGGACTTTGAATCAAACAACAACAGATGAAGGTGATTTGACAGAAGTAGCATATTTATATGATATAAATGCAAATAATTATACTATTTTTGTTGGGGAGCAATGTACTGTGGTTGAAGAACATAAAGGGGAAAATTATCCATTTATGCTTTATGGTAAAGCATATATTCCTGTTATTCAGTTTATTGGTACTCCATCTACAAAAGGATTCTATAATCATGGTATTGGAGACATGATATATGATATTGCTGTTATGTCTCGTAAGTTATTCAATATGGGATTAGGACATGCAGAAGAAGGTGCTTTTCCTATCACTCATGTTAATATTCCAAAGAATAAAACAAGTATATATTTTAGAAAACTTGCGGCCGCTTACGAGATGAGAAAACAGGGCAAGAAAGGATTTGTTGCAATGGAATATGATCCTGCTGCTCCAAATAATGAGAGAGTAAGTGCTGAAACATTATTAACAGCTTCACAATTACAAGAATGGCAAGTATTATGGGATAATCTTACTAGGGAATTATCTCGTATGGGTATCAATATTGACGAGGTATCAACTCAAGGGCAAGTTACAGCAACTCAAATACTTAAAGAAGAAGCAGCTCAGAATGCATTTATTAAACAAATAATGGAGTGGAATGCTTCTGAGACTGAAAAACTTGTAGAAATAACAATAGAAAACATTAAAGAATTTATATCTATAAACAATAAGACACCACTTGATTTAACTACTCAGATTAAGTTAGAAAATGGAACCTTAAGAAGGGCAGATAATATCACAATGGGTATGATAAGTGAAGAATTTAAGAATTATCATTATTTTGTAAGGGTTAACTCACGAAGTGGGGTTATACCTAGTAATTTATTCCAACAAGCTCAGATTCGTAATATATTACCTACATTAGTACCTGGATCTCCTAGTTATAATAAGCAAGTATTAAAATTAAGCCAATTAAATGATGTTGATATTAGCATGGAAGATTTGCAACCAGCAATGCAACCACAACAACAAGCTGCCCTGGGGGATATGGATCAATCGATGATGATGAGTGGCACTGATCGAGAATCAATAAGACCTGGCGAATTAAAGCCAGCAATATAATAATAATTTCTTTAAAATAATAATTTTTTATAACTTAATTTAATAAAATAATGAAGTACATATCAATTTATAAAGTAAAACCAGGTAATGGACAAGCTGGTGTGATCGAAGAAATTCCATTTGAAGCTTATAAAAAGCATCCTGAAATGTATACCATAGTTAATGGTATTCCATTTGATAAGAAAGAAGAAGTTCCAGAAGAGGTAGCATTAACAAAAGCAGAATGTATTGCTATATTAGAAACAGCAGAAGTTGAATTTGATAAAGGTGTTAAGGTAGCAGAATTAAGAGATTTAGTTAATAGTCTTAAAGATGAAAAATCTAATTAAATATTTAAATTCTTTAGGAAAAACTGATAGTGATCTTGCAGATTTATTAGGTGGAGAGCATATAATTGCTCAATTTGGAAAATTTTACGATAAACATTTTAAAATATTATCAGTAATAACTGCAGTAAAATTAAATGAATTTAATGTAAATAATGAATATGATTCTAAAGAACACACAGCGTATATGAAAGGATTATCAGAGCTCATTAACATTTTTGTACAGTGTAGTGATATGCTGCTAGCAGAAGATAATAAAACCTCATCAGAGGATTAATTGTCTTCCTAGAGTAGTGTAACTAATATACCTACATTTATTTCCTTAAAAACATTTAAATATGTCTGAGATTAAAACAGATGACACTGAGTTGTTTACAAACAGTAATCAATCTGAGTCTAATACAGATGATGATTCTGGCACTGGAGAACAGGAATCTGAGTCTTCTAGTGAGCAGGATATAGATGTTCAGCCAAAAGAATTAACTGCTGAACAGCAAGCTCAAAAACAAGTTGATGCACTTACTTTAAAAGTTTTAGATGGTGATATAGATTTAGATAATCTACCATCAGATCAAAAATGGATGAAGAAAGCTGTAGAAAACAAGTTGAAAGTTTCGCAACGTCAGCCAGAAGTTGCTGATTTAGTGGCAAAAGAGATCTCTAAAAGAGAAGATGATAAACTATTCAAAGAAGTTAAATCTTCATTATCTGATATGGAACTTAATAAGTCACAAAAAAAGCAATTACAAGTAGAATTGGATGATTTAATGGATTTAGGAGCTCCTAAAGGGCAAGCTTTACAAAAAGCTTTAAAAATAGTTGGAGCAAAACCTAGAGACATTGAACAAATAGCTTCTAAAAAGAAAGCTGCAACAATTCCACAAGTAGGTTCTTACCGAGCTAAGGATGATGAGCTTATAAAGCCAGACGATCCAAGGTTCGAGAAATTATCACAAGATGATAAAGTTAAAATGTATGAAAAACTGCGTAGTGCAGCTTAAATAACATTAAGGCTGAATAAGGAAAAATATTTTATATTAAGTCGATTTTTTAATTGACATACAAACATATTTTTCTTATGAACTCATTCGATCCGCTAAACCCGGAAGTCTGGACAGCTACGGTACAAGATTATTTAAACAAGATGCTTATCTCTCAAAAGATTTGTAATCGTAAAGCAGAAGCATTGTTAAATGATGGAGATACTGTAAACTTTCCAGAATTAACTGATATTCGTATTCAATCATACTCACAAGGTACTGATCTTGATATTGATGATCAAACAGCTATTCAATCTCAATTAGTAGTTAATCAATCAAAAGCGGCTACTTTTGCACTTGATAGAGTACAACGTAAACAAGCAAGAGCTAATTATGCTGTTGATCTTGCTTATCAAAGTTCTTTCCAACTTAAAAACAACGTTGATCAAAACGTTATTAACACAGGTATTAATGGTGCTGCAGAAACTGTTGCAGGTGGAACTTTATCTACATCAACAATTATTACTAAATTAGGTAATGCTTATGCTGCTCTATCTAGAAATAATGCTGTTGACGCTCCTTTATTTGGTATAATTGATCCTGAACGTCAGGCATTATTGACTCAAACTTTTGTTGCTAATGGTTTCGTAGAAGCTGATAGTAAATTAAAGAATCAATTTGTTGGACGTGCTCAAGGATTCAACATGTTCGTATCAAACAATCTTCCTTCTTCTGTAGTATTAACTATGGACACTCAGCCTACTGCTGGTGATACAATTACAATCCTTGGTAAAACATGGACTTGGATTGCTGATGGTAGTACTGCTACTGCTGGTCAAATCAAGGTTGGTGCTAATGTTGCTGATGCTAAAGCTATTCTTATAGCTGCTATTAATGGAACAACTCCACCAAGTGCAGGTGATTATATGGATATAGCTACCAATGGTCGTCGTAAATATCAGAATGCTCAAATTAGTTGTTCTGCTTTCTCTGGTGATGATGCTACTATAACAAGTTATGGTAAAATCGGAGCTGCTGAAACTTTTACTGCTGCTACAAATGTATTTGCTGCAGAAACTTCTAGTATGCTATATGGTAGGACTGGAGCAATTTCTCTAGCTATTCAAATGCAACCAGAATTAACAATTGCACAAGAGCCAAAACAATTAGTTAAAAACTATATTACTCACATAGTATTCGGTAGTAAGATATTTAGCAGAGACGAAGAACGTCTTGTTAAAATGACTTACAATGTTTAATTGAGTTATTCATGAGGGTAGTAGTAAGATCCTACTGCCTTCAATCAATAATTTAATTCAATAATATAATAATCATGTCTAGTCCAATTGACCCATCCAACCAGTTCATTAATGTTACACCTAGTGATACAGATCTATTAAAATATAATGGTAATGTATCTACATGTAGAGGTATACTATTAGAAGTGGCTGGTGATATTGCAATTAAGGATGATGAAAATAATACTGTTGTAATTGCAGGTTTAGCTGCAGGTGTTATTCATCCAATTGCAACACAACAAATTTTATCAACTAATACTACAGCTACCGGAATAGTAGCTTATTTCTAATAAAAATTATTTATGCCAGGATTAGCAATTGCAATCACAGATTCGATAATAGTAAATGAGGCTATAATTGGAGGAGCAGCATTAGTTGATAATTTATTGTTGGAAACAGGCGATAATACTTTATTAGAGACAGGAAATTTCCTCCTATTAGAAACTTAATTTTTTAACTTATATATAATGGCAGATGCAAAATTAACAGCCCTAGCAACAGCTACAGGTATGAAGAATACGGATTTGATGTATGTTGTAGACGATGTTGGTGGAACTCCAACTAGTAAAAAGATAACACTAGCAAATTTCAAGAAAGGTATCTCTAAATATGATGCTACTGTTGGTATTAACGGTAATTATTCAGATATTCAAGCGGCAATTACAGGTGTAGGTGGTACAGATATCAAATTATTATTGATAAGCGATGTAACAGAAGATTCAGATATAACAGTACCTACAGGATTACAATTATTTATTGATTTAGGCTCAAATGTATTAACAATGAATGATTATGATTTTAAATTTTCAGGAATTGCTAATATTAATATTCAAGGGGCTGGAGTAAATACGAATGCAAAAATTAAATGGGCAAGCACAGATAATAATTATATGATAGATTGTAGTAGCTATCCTACATCATCAGTTGTTGTTAGTGGATTTACATTTGAAAATAATTCAACAGCAACATCATCCTATCTTTCTCATGGGGTTCAGAAAATATTTGATATGAAAATAAAATGTGCAAATGTAAATGGTAGTGGATTATATTTTAATGAGGGTTGTTCAATGGCCTCTAATATTTGTATTTCTGGTGGAGGTTCTTCTTGCAGTAGTACATTTTCAATTTATGGGGAATCTGTAATAGACAATATAATTTTTACAGATACATTTTCATCAACTTTCAGTGGCTTTACTATTTCAGAAGAATGTACATTATCAAATATCATTAATACATCTTCACAGCTGATGGTTATAGGATGCTCGAATGGTAGAATTAATATAGATAATTGTACTAGTATAGGATATGGAATTAAATTTTATATTGACACGCCATTAGAATGTAATATTACAAATTGCTCGCTTGACTCTAATAGTTTTATAGATTGTGTTAATTCTTATAATACAAATATTAGTAATGTTATTTGTGATAAAATTGATTTAACGGATGCTTCATGTCATAACATCTCAATTTCTAATGTAAGATTAACAAGTTTATTGGATATTTATGGTGATAGAATAAAAGTATCAAATTGTGAATTATTAGGTGGTGCCACTATTCAATCAGATGCAGATGATAACGGATTCAGTAATTGCCAATTTGGAGCAGATGCAGGAGGTGGAAGTAATACTTTAACAATAGCAAGTGGGGCTAATAGAACTCGTGTTGTTGGTTGTATGAGTGACGCAGCAATTTCAGATAGTGGTACAGATACAGAACTTGCAGCAAATACTATTTATTAAAAATAACCGTGTATTAATTAATTAATAATAATATGGGAGATAATAAAACACAGAACTTTACATATAATTACGGAGGGGCAAGCGGCCAACAAGTTGCTATCTCAAAAACAGCTGATTATACTATAACTGTAGATGATATTATAAAAGGAGTAGTTATAGTTTGTAATACAACCGCTGGAGATGTAACTTTAACACTTCCACAATTAAGTACATTGCCAGATGATGGAATACTACAATCATTTTCAATAGGTCATAGCGGAGGAGGTAATGATGTTATTTTAAAGACTAATGCTTCTGATAATTTTGTATATGATTCTACAAGTACAGAGTTTAATTTAGGTAATGGCAATTTCCACTTCACATTAGCTGGTGTTTATAATGGGTCTACTGGGAGATGGGGATTCCAAAGGAATTTAACTATTAAGGCTCAAATGTTAAGAACAACAGATTGGACTGCATCAAATTTTAGTTCAATGACTATAATTCCTTTTGAATCAGAGAATTACAATAACAATGATGAGTTATTAGTTGATACAACTGGTGCAAGTGCAAAATACACAGTTAAAACAAGTGGAAGCTATAAAGTTAATTATAAAATTGATATTGATTCTACGGGTGGTTCAACATGGAACGCAACAGCACAGCTATGCAAGAATGGCACTTCATTAGGAGAGGGTTATAAAGTAAAAACAGGTAATTATGGGAATGAGGATGGTATGCTCGGATTGCCTACAACTTACTTAGACTTAGATGCTGATGATTATATTGATTTAAGAATTGACCAAAACAACCTTACTGGAAAATTAATAAGAGCTTCATTAAGTTTAGAATTAAGAATTTAATTATGACAAATAACGATATTATTT